ATCCATATTCTTGAGTAAACATTACTGAGGCTTCATTGTAATTATTAGTTAACAATGATATTCCGGGTACTAATCCTAGTTGAATATTATCTGGGGTTGGGATAATTTGTTCATCTGTTTTGTTTTGAGACAAACCTGCTCCAAATTCTAATTGTAAAGTATTATCTGAAAGTATTCTAGATGTAAATCTACGAGGTACTTTTTGTAATTGTAATAAATAAGGAACTTGATCTGTGCTGTAGGTAGGATTTGTTACTTGTTGAAAAATAGATGATTGAGCTAAATATGGAACTTCATACCATATATTACTATCACTACCTGTAATTTTTAATATTTGTAATATATTAGTGTCAGTAATATTAGCAGTTGCAAATTTTTGATTTCCTATAAAAGAAATAGTAGTTTCTTTTAATTCAGCTGATATAGCAGGGGTTGATTTTTTAAATAAGTAATAATTATTATCTACAAAGGTAATTTCTGTACTTCCTGTATCTGTAAAATCTATTTGTTGAGTAGTTAAAAATTTAGTTCCTGTAGAAGTTGAAGTAAGAGAGGTATTAGCAGGTATAATTAATCCATAAGTATTATAATCAGGAGATAAAATACCTCCATTATTTATAGAAGGAACTAATTGATATATATCAACAGTAGTTGCCGAGGCATATGATGCTTTGGGACGATAACCCATTACATAAGATAAAGCATATAAATTTTCCTTTTCTTTAGCATATAAAAGAAAATTTTCTTGTGTTTGAGTATCTAAATAAAACGACATTACGTCACCTACATAAGAAGACATCTCAATAAATAAATTCCCAGGTGTTGATTCTGAAAAATCATTATATGTTGTAGGAAAGTAGGTTTTAGCATACTGTTGTAATGCTGCTTTAAAGTCTGTAAAACTTTTATTTAAATACGATATATTTTTATCTTCGTTAGCCATCATTATTGGAATTGTACTGTTACTTGATCTGGGGTTTGGGATATATTCAATATATAATTAACATTTAAAATAATTGTATTAGAATCATATTCAGAAGTTACAGCAATATCTACTACTGTTATATCAGGAACATATATTGCTATACTATTTATTAAACTAACTTTTAAAGATTCTATATTTTCCTCTGTGATTCCTTCAAATAAAAATTTTCTTAAAATAGTTCCAAATGCAGGATTCATTACTCTTTCACCAATGTCGGTTAAAAGTAAATTTAATAAATTAGACTTTATTTGATCTTTAGTAGTATAAGTACTATTAAATACCCCAGGCCCATTAAAAGGTAATGATACCCCAATAGCAATATTCTTTTGTAAATCTAACGGATTTACTCGTATTGTTTGAGGTATCGGCATATTATCCTAAATTTTTAAGTCCTGCTCTTTCTTGAGGTGTCATAGTAGCAGCGGCGTCTGCTATAAAAGCAGCAAATGGGTTTATACGTTCTCCTGTTGACTCATCAACAGCATCAATTATTTCTAATTTAGGTTGAGATTGTTGAAAGCCAAAAGCTTCACCCATTTTATTACGTAAAGATGTTCTAACATCAGGATTACTAGGCATTACATCAGCACTAGTATAACTAAATGTTTTGTTTTCACGTAAGGCTTTTTTTTCTTGTTTAGCCATGTGCTCTTCAAGAATGTATGGTAATTCTTCATGAATAGCATCAATTACAGCTTCTTTAATTAATCTTTTAAATGCTTTAGTATTCATAATTATAAATATTTTATCCTTGTAAATTTCGTTGGTCAATGATTAGTTTTAATTGTTCTACTAAATCGTTAGGGTCTAAAGTAAATGAAAATTCACTTTTAATTGTTTCTACCCCATCACGATTAATAGCTACAGCATAACGACGTTTATTACCTTTAACAACAAAGGCTTGATTTTGTTCTTCTTTAATTTTAAATGTAAATCCTTTATATGGTGAAAAATTATCAACATTACTATATATACTAGATGTAAGATCTGTTAATTGTTGTTGATCTAATCCATCTAAATTAACATTCTTTAGTCGTAATATTAATTCATTAAGTTTTCTAATTTCGTTTGCTAAGGCAACAGTAGCAATAGATAATACAGCACTTAGAGCTGATACTAATTTTTCTAGTCTTTGTTTTTTATTTCTAAGTTCATCATGAGCTACCATTGTAATAACAGGAGTACCTGGAGGGGTGGATATGACAGTTAAAGGAGCAGATCTATTTAATAATGGTATCAGTGTGTTAAATACAGTCAATGATATGCTAATGATACCTAATGTTTTTTGAAGATTATTTAATTTATTAATACTATTATTAATTAATGCAACGGTATTACTTCTCAAATTAGCAGCTATAGCTGCAGTATCAGGAGTATTTGCTTGATCTATGTATGCATTAACTTGATCTACTAAAACTTCTAATTTTGCTCTTTGAGATATAATTGAAGTGAATTGATTAGCTAATTGTAAAGCTATTATAGATGCTAAAGTTTTAGCAGTATTAGATATTACTTTTTTAGTTAAATCTCTTCTTGCTTCTGCTTTTTCCTCTTTAGTTATTGCTTTTCTTTTAGCTCTTCTAAGTTTTCTTGCCTTAGCTTTTTCTTTTATTTTACTAAAAGGATCATCAATTATAATTTTTTTATCTTCTTCTAATTTTATTCTTAATTCTTCTAAATCTTTTAATTTTTCTTTATAAGCAATATCTTCTTTATTTTTAGCTTCATTATATTGTTCTTGAGTTATTTGTTTTTCTTTTAAAAGCTTATCTAAACGCTTTAACTCAGTATTATGATTAAGTTCTACTTTTTGTTCTAGTATAACAATTTCTGCAATTTGGTTTGCTAATTGTTGGACTTTTCCTAAAGCAACAGATATAACTTTTTCTTTTGCTGTATTTTTTAATTGATTTCCTAAGGTTTTAATAACGGTTGAAGATGATATTGTTTTTAAAATATCAGGAGAAATTACAGAAGATATATTTAAATTAGTAGCCATTAAACTGTAAAGTTTTGTTGTGACAATATCTTTCCTAAACCATCATTAATTTTATCTAAATCATTTAATAAACTTCCTGCAGCTTTATTTATGTCCATTGCTGGAGCTCCTTCAGGACTTCCTACTACAGTTGATAAAGCAATTCCAAAATTATAAAGACTATCTAGTAGAGATTCTAATAATTCATAAGTATTATCCCCTAATAGTAAAGGTTGAGGAGGATTATTAATATCATATGGTCCTAAAAATATAGAATTACTATTCAAATGTACTCTTTCATCAGCATTTAAATTAATAGCATTTTTAGTATTTATTTCAACATTTGTTTTTGCAAATATCATTACTTCGTCCTTTTTAGAATTTAAAGTAATTCTATCAGCATTGAATATTACCTGAGAGTTGAAATAATCAGGTGCATTTAGAGGATTAGTTAAATTGTTTAAAACACCTGTTTTATCTGTTTGGAGAGGGATTTTTTGGGTTGAAGTCAAATAAATTGAAGAAGCATCTTTATTTATTTGTTCAACGTAATATTGTTTTTTAGGATTAAATGATAATCCATTAGTTAAAATAGTAATAGGATTATCTTCATTGCCTACATTACTCCACTCATTTAAGTTATTATACAGTTTTGTTGTTGAACTAAATCGTAAAGTAGCACCTTGTCTTCCTTGTATTATATGATCTCCTTCAAAAGGAATTAAAGGTCTAATGTCTGAATTTTCAACAAAGGTAATTCCAGGGTTACTATCTAAATTATTAAATTGAGAATTAAGTTGAGTATTATTCCATATATTAATAGGACCAGAATAATATTTTTTTATAGAGGTGTTACTAATTTGTTTATTATTAGAAGGAAGATCTTCTAAATAAATTAATTCTTTAAGAAGTGGAAAATAACAACGGTATGAAGTTTTAGGAATAGCAATACTACATTCTTTATCTAAAAAATCATTATCATTAATTTTTGTAATATTTTGATTATTAATTTCTTCTATGTTTTTATAAAAAACACTTCCTATACCACTAAAACCTCCTGCTTTTTCAAACATTTCTTTTGTAGGAGTATTTTCTGTAGTAACTATTCCAAATACCATTCCTATTTGTGCCTTTTGAT